GGTGTTCGGATCGCAGACCTTCACGCTGAACCGTGTGTTCGGGATGTCGATGGGCGCCTCCGACATCGAGAGCGTCACCGATCTCCAGTCGGCCCGCAAAGCGCGCGCCCTGAACAACGGTATCGCACGTCTGGCGTCGCGGATCGACAGCCACATCTTCGGCGTCGCGGCCACGGCCTTTCCGTACTCGACCGGCACCTGGGGCACCGGGGTCAGTTCCCCCGTGCATGTCGCAGCGGCCCGCACGCGACTGGCCGAGGCGTCGATCGAGAGCGATGACGGTATCTCCGCCGCCATCACCCACGCCGATCGGCAGGCTCTGGCCAGCTTCATCTACCAGGACAACGCTGCGCTGGCGTCCGAGGGTTCGCGCGCCATGCGCCGGGGTTTCGCGGGCATGATCGACAACGTACCGTTGATGCCGTCCAACCAGTTGGGCCGGATCACCACGGGCACGCGCACCAACGGCGCCATCGCGGGCGCTGCGCAGAACGTGGACTATGTGGACGTTGCGGACTCGGGCAACAACGCTGGGCGCTATCTGACCCAGACACTGGCGCTCGACGGTTTGGGCGCAAACGCGACCATCGCTGCGGGCGAGGTGTTCAACATCGCTGGCGTGACGGCGTGGGATCCCGAGATCAACGCCACCCGACCGTTTGCGGCGCAGTTTACCGTTGTGGCCGCAGCGACCGCCAACGGATCAGGCGAAGCCACCGTGACGATCTTCCCGGCCATCGTCGTACAGACCGGCACCGTCACCGTGAACAACGCCCACGCGACCGTCAACGTGGCGCCCGCCAACGATGCAGTCGTCACCTTCCAAGGCTCCGCCTCGACCACTTACACGCCGCGCGTGATGTTCAAGAAAGAGGCCATGGTCTGCCACTCCGCGCCGCTGATCCTTCCCTTCACCGGGCAGGGGTTCCGCCGTTCGCTGGCCGACGCCGAGCGCGACGGGCAGGCGCCGGTCATGCCGCGCTTGTGGCTGTACTCGAACCCCGACACGGGCGAACACCGCGCCCGTATCGACATCTTTGTGGAGGCGCAGGTGCGCAACCGCTGGCAGGGCGTCAAGTTCTTCGGCGCAGCGTAACCGCCGCACCACTCACGAAACGAGGCCCGGGGTTCGCTCCGGGCCTTTTTCTTGCGCGGCGTCAAGTGGCGTGATAAGCCGGGGATCATCAGAGGAGATACCCATGCCCATCAAGGATAAGCCAGTGAAACAGCCCTACGAGTTCCAGGAGTTCCCCAAGATGGTCTACGGGCCCGACGGGGAGGAGACGGTCATCGCCAACGAGGACATGCGCCCCGACGGCTATCTGAACCACCCCGACGACTTCAAGGACGACGCGGCCGATGCCGCCGCCGACGCCAAGGCCGCTGCGAAGGTTGCCGCCGAGGAGGAGCGCGTTGCGCTCAAGGCGTTCCTCGACGAGCACAAGGTCGAGTATAACGCCAACCTTGGAACGACCAAGCTGCGCGGACTGTCCGACGCCCTGAAAGAGCACTTGGAGAAGCAGGATGGCGCTGGCAAGTGAGGTCATCAGCTTCGCTTACCGCGAGGCCAACTTCAACACCGTCAGCGGTGTGCCGACGACGGTGGAGTTCGCGGAGGGCCTGACCCTTCTGCAACCCATCGTCAACGCGCTGCCGGGGATGGTCACGGGCATCCGCATGAAGCCGTGGTTCATTCCTGCGCCGCAGAAGGTCAGCGCCATCGCGGCTGATTACCCGGCCTATTCGTCGGACGCGCTGGCGCCGCAGAACATCTACAACCCGCCCTCCAACCGGCGGTTGATGATGCGGAACACCGAGGACGTGGAGGTGTTTCTCCAGTACCAGCCCCAGTCGGGCGCGGTCATGGAGTATGTGGACACCGGCCACACGGGTATCGTGACCTTGAATGGCAATGCCTCGTTCTTCGGTCTGACTGGATCGAACGAAAGCGTCGTGATCGACCCCGAGGGCGCAGGCGGGCGGAACGCCCCGCGCCGGTGGCACTACCGCGCCGACTTCGGCGGCTGGCAGGAGTTGACCACGCTGGCGCTCACCAGCACGATCCCCTACCCGGTCGAGTTCGACGATTACTTCATCACCGCGTTGGCGATCCGCCTTTCGCCTCGGTTCGGTTCTGAGCCTCGCCAGGTGACGATCCTGCGGTTCCAACAGATGGAGGCGTACATCCGCGACCAGTGGCTCCAGGCCGAGGAGGTGTTGTCGGGTACTCACGCCCAGCCGACGCTCCAGAACTGGAGCGACTCCTACCGCGACGGGGGTGTGCGGTGAAGCGCCGGTTCCAGGAGTTCCCCAAGCACGTCTACGGGCCGCACGGGGCGTCGATGATCGTCACCCGCAAGGAGGACCGGCCCAGCGGCTGGACAGACACCCCCGCACGGGATGACGTGCCCGCACACGTTGCGTCTGTGCGCCCGAACCTGGGCCGGGCGGAGATGAAGGCCGCATTGCGCGCCAGGGGCATCCCGTTCGACGAGCGCGCGGCCGACGTGGCGTTGTGGGAGTTGCTGACGTGACCGACGTTCCTCTTGCCTTCTCCGACGATCCCCGGACCTACGCCGGTCTGCCCCGGATCGCGCTCCAGAACCGTTTCGTTGAGCAGAACCTTGCCACGGCCAAGGGGTCGGCCATGATCGCCCGCCCCGGCACCGACGAGTTGGAGGTCTACGGCGACGGCCCCATCCGCTCGATCTTCTCGCTCCCCGGTCTGTTCGGGGGCGCAGCCTTCATCGCCTCCGGCACCACGCTCTACCGCCGCGAGGTTGACGGGACCGTGATCCCCATCGCGGGGTTCCTTCTGAACGGCGGCGACGTTGACATGACCGGCGTTGAAGGCGCGGGATACCAACACCTGTTTGTCGCGGACGGCTCCCTGCTCCAGGTTTACCGGGGGCCGTCGCAAGCTGCGGGCGTTCTGACTTCTACCGCCCAAGTGGCCGACGGCGACGTGGTGCGGATCGGGGACACCTACTATGAATGGGTCAACGTGGTCGTCAACGGCGCGGGGGCTGTGGGTAGCCCGTGGCGCGTCCTGATCGGGGCGGACCTGAACGCCAGCATGTCGAACCTCGCGGCTGCAATCAATTTCACAGGCGCGCAGGGCGTGACCTACAGCGCCAACCTCGGGGGGCGGAACCCCGATGTCTCTGTCACCTACACCGGCCTGACGTTGGACGGCGTTCCCACAACCACAGCAGGGATCGCCACAACCGCGTGGAACGCAGCGGAGTTGCTTGGCGCAGCGCAAGCGTCGGGCACGCTGACCGCCACCGCCGTTGTGGTGGACGCCGACGTGGTGCGGACAGGCACGACATATTACCGCTTCTCTGACGCCGTGGCGGACGGTGCCGGGACCGTGGGCAGTCCTTGGCGCGTGCTGATCGGGACACAGGCGTCCGGGGCCTTGTCGGCCACGGCGCAGGTCGCCAACGCGGACGTGGTGAGGATCGGCAGCGTCTATTATCGCTGGGTGACGACGGTATCGGCGGGGACCGGGACCGTGGGCGACCCGTGGAAGGTGCTGATTGGAGCCACCTTGGCCGCCAGCTTCTTCAACATGGACGCGGCGATCAATGCAACCGGGACGGCAGGGACAACCTACAGTGCGGGCTTGACCGCAGCCAACACCACCGTGTTCTCGGTGAACGCAGGCGTTACCCCTGGCGGGACGGCCACAATGGCCGTGGTCGCGCGCTCCAGCGGCACAGGCGGCAACAGCATTGAAACGACGACGACGGGCAGCGTGACAACGACGTGGGCCGCCGTGACGCTCACGGGCGGCGACGCCAGCCTGAACAACAGCTTTGCCAACCTGCGCGCGGCGATCAACTTCACGGGTACTCCCGGCGAGTTCTACAGCGGCAACATGACGACGCGGAACCCGCAAGTCAACGCGACGTACACCGCCTTGAACGCCGACGGCGAAGCGGTTCTGACGGCCAACGCGCAGACGGGGTTCGACGCCAGCAACACCATTGAAACCACCACCACCGGCACGGCCACGACGACATGGGCTGAAACAACGCTCA